GCGCCGCCGGTGTGGCGCGAAGAAATAACCCAGTATCTCGATGTTCTGAAGGCGGGCGGTCAGTCCAAGGGCACTCTAACGACGCGGCGGTGCCAACTGTCGCAGATGGCACGCGATCTTCAAGGCGTGCCCGCTGATGTGAGCGACGACGCGCTTGTGTCGTGGTTCGCCCGGCATGAGTGGAAACCGGAAACGCGCAAGAGCTATCGCAATGCCGTTACCGGCTTCTTTTCGTGGCTGCATACCACCGGACGCGCGGCGGCTAATCCAGCCGAAGCGCTGCCAAGCGTCCGACGTCCGCACGCGCACCCGCGCCCTTGTCTGGATAGCGTGATTCTAGCGGCGCTAGGGCGTGCGAACGCGGCGGAACGCACCATGATTAGGTTGGCGGCCGAAGCGGGCCTAAGAAGGGCCGAAATAGCGGCCGTACACAGTCGTGATGTGATGCGCGATCTTGTCGGCCGGTCGCTGATAGTGCGCGGCAAAGGCGACAAGCAGCGGATAGTGCCTATTTCTGACGAACTAGCCGACACGATCACCGCCGCCGATGGCTACGTGTTTCCAGGCCGATGGTCGGGACACGCCGAAGCGTCCTATATCGGCAAGCACCTTAGCCGCCTTCTTGGCGACGGTTGGACGCCTCATAGTCTGCGCCACCGGTACGCAACGGCTACGTACCGGGCCACCAACGATCTGTTCCTAGTGTCCAAGCTGCTAGGCCATGACAGTGTAGAGACGACGCAACGCTATGTTGCGATGCCCGAAGACAGATTGCGGGCGGCGCTTGACGACGTGGCGCTTGTGATATGACAAGACGGCCCTCACGATCTCTTGCGGGGGCCGTCCGGCTCGCTAGTTGGCGTGCTTCGCGCGCGATTTCGGGGTAATGGGGTTGTCCTTCCACCACGCCCACATGGCCGCGCCGACGTTCCACAACAGGGCGACTAGCTGATTGATTGTGTCGTCCGCGACGGGGATTGTGTCAACGCCGAACATGACAAGTGCGGCGTTGGTCAGGCCGAGCAAGAGCACGACGAAACGCGCGATGGTCGCGGCGCTGATACCGGGCGTGCGCGGGTCGCCGCCTTCCACCTGTTCCTCGTTATCCATGTTTAGCCTTCCTTCTCGGTCTTGCTGGTCGCGGTCACGTTGATTTCGAGCGCGTCCAGTTTCGCTTTCACGGCGGTTTCAACGGTTTTGGCGATATCGGCGGGGTTGCTGCCGAGCGCCTTGGAGAGCGCTTCAATCGCCGCCGCCTGAGCGGTGATTGTCGCGGTCATCTCACGCACGCGCTTGTCGATGTAGCACACGCGCGTGTAGATGTCGCCTCTGCTGCCGTCCTTGGTGCCGCCGTCGTCCGTGCGGGTGAGGATTCGGTAGAGCGCGGCGGTGTCGTGATGTACCCAACTGAGCCTCACCCATGCGGGTAGGTTGTTCTTGCCGCTTGTGGCGTTCTCGCCAAGTCCGTAGTTCCAAACGTCTCCGGCGCTGGTCATGTCGTTTCCTTCCAGTATTTCGTTTGCCTTGTTGATTACGTAGATGTAGTTCAGCCCGTTCGGCGCAAGGTCGGGGCATGTGGTGTGGTCTGAGCCGGGTATCTCACGGTGTAGAAACACGTTCACACCGTGAATGAGTTTCGGCCATCCGTATCGGCGGGCGATGTCCGCGCACAGTCGCGCCGAAGCGTCATGGCAAGCCTGAGTACAGGGTATGAAGTCCATTCCGCCCTGATGCTCGATACTGATGGTCTGACAGTTGCTGGCATGGTTGCTGTCGGTCCACGGTGCATCCGTTTCGGCTACGTACTGGTGTATCTCGCCGTTGCCGCCGATGCCGTAGGTGCTTGAGGCTTGCCGCGCGCTGTTCTGAAACACGCTATCGGTGCCGGCCAAGTACCCGGCCATGATGTGCAAGGTGATGCGCGTCACCTTGTAGCCCAAGCGGCCGTTGTAGTGGTTCGGGCTTCCTATCCACTTGATGCCATCCATGTTTTCCTTTCAATTGTCGTGTTTGAACAAATCTTCTGGCGGGCTGGGTGGTGGCGGGCCTAGCCCTTTGTAGATGTGGTCAACCAACGCGCGGTTCCATTGCCATAGGCGTTGGTTGTCGGCTTGCATTTCCTGAGCCAGCTGGTAGGCTTCCAGCCGGTTTTTTGCGGCGGCGAACATGTTGGTCGTCATGGCTCCGCCGATTGTTCCGGCCACGCCGACAATCGCCACTATGATTGCTTCGCTCATACAAGGCTCATTTTCCTTGTTCCGTACACTTGGGTGATGGTGATGAAGTCGCCCATGGATGCGTTGTTGCTTCCGACCGCGTTGACCTCGCCGGTCTGGTAAACGGTCGATGTGCTGCGCTTCCATGTGTTGATTGTCTTTCCGTCAATCAGATAGCAGCGGTTTTTCACGTAGAAGTAAGCGTTTCCGTTGTAGAAGCTCGTGGTGAGCGACACAATCTTCTTGTTCGGGTTGGCTACGTCCATGGACGCATAAACGTTGTCGTTGCTTTTGAAGCAGATGGTGAGTTTCTCGAAGTTCGCCGCCGACTCGTTCAGGGAGATTGCGCCTTGGAAGACGTTGTTGTCGTTGTCGTACAAGGTCACGTAGTTCGATTTGATGTTGGACAACAGGGTTTCGAGCGATGCCACGCGCGCGGTGAGCGCGTTCTGGTCTCCGCCGCCGTAATCGAATTTCGCCAGTACTCTTTCGATGCCTTCGGCCTGTTGCTGAAGAATATCGGGGAGATTCCTTATCGGCTCGTTGTCCTCGGGGTACGGGAAACGGTATTTTTCCGTGGTTCCTACTGTCATGGTTCCTCACCTATTTTCGATACGTAGCGCAAAGCGCCAAGTTTCCAATTGCAGTCAGCGAATGTGGCCGTGCTGGTCATGGCCTTCATCTGGGCGCATGTCGGCGTGCCCGTTTTGGTGTTGACGGCGGGGAAAAGCCGCGCCTTATGCGTCCAGTGGCTTTTGCGGTTGGTCACGTCGTATGTGAGCGTGCCGCCGATTTTCGCCCACGGCCCGTATGTGGCCGGTGCCGAACGCTCGAATTTCGAGCCGATGAACACCATGACCGTTGGGCGGCAGTACATGAAAAGCTGGTTGAGCCTGTCGCCCCTGAACGTGACTTCGGGGAGCCGCAAACGCCGGTTGCTTTCCCTGATGGTGTTCATGGCAAGCGTGAAGTCGATTTTTCCGGGGTCGCTGTCCGCCTGATTGTCGTACTGAGTCCAATTGGCCTCGATGCTCAGGCATGTGTCACCCTCACGCGCCGACTGTTCGACCTGAACGGAACGGCTGCCGTCCTGATTGAACTCGACCGTCTTGTAGCCGCTGCCGTTGCCTCGGTGCGAATATTTGAACTCAAGTTGCGTGTAGTATTCGTCTGCTGCGCTCAACGACGGTTCGGGGTCGATAATCACGTCTCCAGCGTCCGCATAACGACTGTCAACGCCTATGTCTGTGTTGTCGTCGCCTGTGCGGATACGCGGGCCGGTCAGCACGGTGTCAATCGTCCATCGAAGATACAGCGCCTCGAAAGACGGTATTTTCTTCGGGTCGGCGCTTTGATACGAGATGTAGGCTGTGCGGTCAATCTCGAACTGGTATTTGCTGTTGACCTGTCGTGTCCGGCAGCTTTGCGCCCAGTCGATGAAGCTCTTGCGTTGTTCCGCGCTGAATGGCGTGGGGAAAATACTCCACGGCCACCAGTAGTTTTGCACGCCGTCGTAGTACAGCCACTTCTGCACCGTTTCTGATGTCTGCCCTTGCATCCACCATTGCCAGCCGCGCGCCATGTTCGCGGTGGTGTTCGTGTTCGGCCCTTGTCGGCAATCGGTCTTCAAGATATAGATTCTGTCCGATGCTGTCACGCTCAACCGGTTTCGTCCGCCGTCATGGTCGAGAATCTGCACGTCGGTAACGTAGCCGTCGAACAGGCAGAAGTTCACCGGTGTGGCTGTGTTCCCCCAGTCGGGTGAGATGGTGAGCCTGTGGCCCATGAGCAAGTCGCCCGACTTACTGAAACGGTCTGCTTGGTCGATAAGCGTGATTTTCAGCACGTTCGGCGTGATATCGTCCCACGGGTTCGACACGCCCCAAGTGATAGTGAAGGGGCTTAACGCCACGAGGTCGGCGCTGTCGTCCGATTGCAAAGGCAAGGGCGATAGGTCAAGATACACATGGCATGTTTCGGGCAAAGGGTTCGCGCTGCTCATAACGCCAGCTCCTTGCCGCGCACGCGCGCCCAACGGTCGAGACTGTTGACGATTTCACCGGCCACCTTGTCGTTGTCAAGGTTGCCGTGAGCGTCCACGCTGATATTCACGTTCACCGTCGCGGGGCGCGTGGTGTCGGCACGGTTGGCGGGGGCAACAATGGCGCGGGCGAGATTGACGGTAGGCGCTGTGTACGTGGTCGGCGCCGATGGCGTGATTGCGCGGCTCATGGCGTACTGGCGTACCGGCAGCGCGTAGGCGGCGGCTTGCGTGCTGTAGCTTTGGGCGCTCAAACCGCTTGCCTCACTCTTGGCACCGGTAATCTTGCCCCACAAGTCCGAAACCCACTTGAACGCGCCCTTGATTGCCCCAACGATGCTGTCGAACACGCCCAGCACCTTGTCTTTCAATCCGGTGAAGAAGCCGATAATACGGTTGATGGCGTCTTGGGCGGGGCCGGGCAGTGCGTTGAACATCTGCTGACCGGCCTGTTTCATGCCGTCGAAATTCAACGTGAACATGCTCAGCAGCAGCTTGAAATAGCCGCCCAGAAAGTCGGCCACCGGCTGGAACGCCTGACCTATCGCGTTCCAAGTGTCGATGCCCCACTGCTTCAGGCTGGCACCGATACCGGCAAGCCACCCCATGAAGGCGTTCCACTTGTCCGCTATCCACTGCGCCGCCGCCGCTCCAGCGGCCTTCACGTTGTCCCAGTTCATCACCAGCAGCGCGATTACCGCGACAACCGCCAGAATCACGGCAATGACCGGCAGAAAAGCGAGATTCACCGAGCCTTGCGCGATTGCCACGATGGTAGCCACGGCGCTGTACGCGGTCATGGCCGCGTTCAACGTGATGATAACCGCCGCAACCGCCGCTATGACACCGATAAGCGGCACCAGCCACGAGGTGTTCTGCTGCACCCAAGTGGCGAACTCGGCAAGTTTCGCCGCCACCTGTGTGAGAATCGGCAACAATGCCTCGCCAAGAGTGGCCTTGGTGTTCTCGAACGCCGCCGCCATGCGCTGCTGCTGGCCCTGTAGGGTGTCGGACTCACGCGCGAAGTTGCCCGTGGCCTTGCCGCTCTGCGCGGTGATTGCGGCCAGCGTGGCTTGCATCTTGGCGTTACGGTCGCCCGACTTGTACAGGTCACCCAAGCCCATCGAAGCCGCTTGGGCCTTCAACGTAGCATCGTTAAGAGAGATGCCGTATTTCTCGATTGGGTCCATTTCGCCCTTGAGCGCGGCGCTGAGCGCGTCCACAGCGTCGGCGGTGGTGCCGCCGAACATGGAAGACAAGTCGGCGCCAAGGGTGATAAGCTCGTTGGTCTTGTCGGCCGATTCGTCCACGCTCATGCCGAAGTTCTGAAGCTGGGAGCCAACCAGCGTGGCGAACTCGTTGTACTCGTTCTTGCTGAGGCCCACGGCCTGTGCCGCGTTGTCGCTCCACTGCTTCATCTTTCCGGCGCTGGATTCGAACACGGTTTCGACGCCGCCCACCGACTGCTGAAGGTCGGCGGCAGCGTCAACGCACACCTTCGCGCCCGCGCCGATGGCGGCGAGCGAGGCACCCGCCGCAACCGAAGCCTTGTTCAATCCTTCCTTGAAGGTCATAGACGCGGCCTTGGCCTTGTCCATGGCGGCCACGGCGCTTGTCGCGTCACCGATGATTCGGATGGCCAACACGGCTGATTTCATGTCTCACCTCACCTCACCTCGTTCTGCGTCGAATGTCTTCGGTTTCCTCGGCCTCTTGCCGCAAGAGGCTTACACAGGTGCCCCAGTCGGCCTCTTGCGGCTGTGATTCACCGCCATGCCCACGGCGTGCCGCCGAAACGCGCCGCCAGTACACAGCTCAGTTCACCGAAGCCGCCGCTGTCCCACCGGTCGCACCGGTCGAAAAACCCGGCGCGTCCGCCATGTCGCCGGAAGAGACCGGCACGGGGCCGTTCATGGTTTCGGCCTGTTCCTCGGTGTCGGTCGGGTCGTTGTTCATGTCCACGACGGAAACCACGGTGTCGGCCCACTGCTCGAACGGAACAGAGGTAGCGCCGATTTGGCGGCAGCGCACGTAGGCGGCGTAGGCGTTGAGCTTCACCACCGCGTCCAACGCGCTGCCCCAGCCCTTCGCCTTCGCGTGGGTTTCCGCTTGGCAGCGCTGCCACATGGTCACGCAAACCTCGTCGGCGTGGCCGTCCAAGTAGGTGATACGGGTGTTCGGGGTCTTGGTCTCGTTGTTCATTTCGTTAATCTCCTGTCGTGATTCGGTTGATGATTTTCTGCACCGCGTCCGCGTAGAGTTGCGTCCACTGTGGTTCGGTGTTCTTAGCCGCCTTGTTGGCGAACATGGTTGCTTTGATGTTGTGCTTGGGCCAGCCGTAATTGATTACGCCCGCGTACTTCACCTTGCCGTTGTTGCCGGCGCGCACCACACCGGCCTTCTGTGTGGCACCCGCGCGTATCGATTTCGCGAGACGGCCCGAGCGTTGCGGGGCCAGTGCCTTGGCGGCTGGTGCCACGATTTGCGCGGCCTGTTCGTTGATGTCGCGCAAGTCCTTCAGGTCGGCACCGGCCTGTCTCAGGCCCTTGGCGAGCTGTGCCGCGCCCTTGAGCTGCAACTGGCTGTTGCCGCCAGAGGCTATGTCCGCCATGATTAGGAGTGGGACGAAGGCGTGTAGTCTACGGCTTTAACGTCGATGGCGACGAACGAAAAATCATTGCTGTTCTTCGTCTTTACGTCGCCGCCGAACTGGATGGACGCGATTACCACGTTGCCGGTGAGCTTCACGCTGCCCTCAAGGTTCGGCACCCACTCGAACGGCAGCGTCTTACCGCTGTTCTTCAGGCACCAGACCTGTAGGCCGTTCATGGAGAAGTCCTCTTTGATTGAACCGGTCAGCGCCCAAGTCTCGGTCTGCGAACCGCCCTCGGTGTGGCCGTCCAGAAAATTGTCGTTGTCCTCGGTATCGGTCGAGGGTTCCAACGCGGTGTTGATAACGTCCGCGCTGAAGTCCTGTTCGCTGCCCGACGCGCCGATTTTCAGACTGCCGGGGCCAAGCGTGCGTGTCTTTGCCATGATTGTGTTCCTTTCAGTTGATTTCGAGTGGGTTCAGGGTGATTTCGTAGGCCGCTAGGTTGCCGACACCCGCGAGACTGTAGGTGACGGGTTTAGCGGCCTTCATGTTCAGGTGGCGCTCATGCAAGCGCTCCAAGACGGGGATAATCAGGTCTAGGCTTTCAATCTGCGTGGCCGTGGTGCCCGCGATAAGGTTCACCGTCCACTCGGTGTTGACGAACTGCCAGCCTTCGTAGGTGATGTTCGGCGGGTCGATAAGCACCGCGACTTTGCCCGGCAGCGGGCGGGCTTCCTGAGCGTCGATGGTTACAACGGCCACGAGGTCGCCAATCATGTCGGTGAGCATGTCCATAAGCGCCTCACGTTCGCTGATAATCCGGCTCATGCAATCACCAGCCCGCCCGTGGGTACGCCAGCCGCGTTGAGCTTGGGCCACACGCTGCGCAACGGGTCGCTTGACACCCTGTAGGGTTCAAGCGAGCCGTCGCCAACGTCCATGACACCCAAGCGCGCGTCACGGCTGTTGTACAGGTCGGCGGCGCAACTCACGATGCAGTCGGCGCGAACGGCGGCGGAAACGTTCGCGCCGCCTATAGCGCTGTCAACGTACTCGATTGCCGCCGTCACCTTGTCCACCAGCCGGTCATTGTCACCGGCTGGCACGTTGACTTCGGCGCGCAAGAGGCTTACGAGTTTCGCGGTATCGTCTACCATAATCAGTTACTCACGCTCAGGCGGCCTTGAACTTGACCGGGATAAGGCCGTCAACGTTCGTGGCGGCAACCGCCATATAGCCGTACACCGAATAGTTTTCGGTGAGCTTGGTCGGGTCGCCGTCGCTGAGCTGCGTGGGGCCACCGCTTTCCCACACCGTCACCGATTCGGGGTCGATGAAGCACGCCGTGCCAGCCGGGGCCTTGGGGAGCATCTGCACCGGCAGACGAAGGAACTTACCGGCGATGCCGGTCAGGTCGAAGTCACCGATGGTGTCGGAACCGTCGCCCGAGAGGTCGAAGAAGCGGGAACCGCTGTCCTTCATGGCGATGAGCGAGGCCATAACGTCCTTGCTGACACCAAGACGGGTGAGGTTCACGTTACGGTCGTCAGCCAGTTCGGCGGCGTCCATGATGAGAGTTGCCCAGTTGTCGATGGTCATGTTAGCAAGCGTGGCGGGCGCGTCGAGCTTGTTGGGGTTACTCGTCGCGTCACGCTGACCGGCGATGGTCGTATACAGGTAGTTGCGCACGGCGGTTTCGGTCGCCTTCGCGTAGGCGTTGCGCAATGCAGCCAATGCCGTGTTGAGCATTGGGGTGGTGGAACGCTCGATTACCTGACGGCTCATGGTGGTGTAGCCGCCGTAGGTGTCGATTGACACGCTCTTGGTGCCGAACGTGACCTTGCCGAACTTGAGCGCGTCGCCTTCCTTCGCCTGTTTCGTCGCGCCGGTGGTGTCGGTGCTGACCACGTTGTATTCCATGGTCATGCCCTTGTCCGGCAGTGTGTCGTGCGTGAGAATGTTCGTTACCTTGCGGCGCATTTCGATAAGCCGCAAATCGTCCGCAATCCAAGCGCTCGTGTTGCCGGTGTCGCCGGTGGCGATAAGGTCGCGGCATTCGTGCATGAGCGTCACGGCTGCTTCGTCTCCGCGAGAGAGCGCCTGTAGATAGTCTCCGGCGGTACGGTATTCACCGCCCAAGGTCTTGTGTTCGGGGGTGCTGCCCTTGGCGATGGCGGCTTTCATGCTGCGCTGTTCGTCCTTGATGCCGTCAAGCATATTCTGTAGTTCCTTGTCCACCTTCGGTGCCTCGCTTTCGGTTGATTGGTTGTTGTTGGTGGTCTGCTGCGCGTTGCGCTGCCCGGTGATTTTCGCGGCCTCGTACGCGGGCCATGACACCACCGACGTTTCCAACAGGCGCACGCGCTTGCGGTGCGTGATGCCCTGTTTGTCGGTCTCCGACTCGATTGGGATAAAACCGACGCTCAACGAGTCCAGCGCGCCGTCACGCAACAGTGCTACAGCGTCGCGGCCTCGCTGCGTGTCCGAGATTCGGGCCGTGATATGCAAGCCGTCTTCGCGGGGTTCGGCGTTGGTGATTCGTCCGATGGTCTCGCCATGCTCATAGCTGAGCTTGGCGCTGTCCACGTCATCGAACACGCAATCAGGGTCGAACGTCTCTTGGCCGTCCCATGTGTCGATAATCTGGCCGAACGGCACGGCGATGCCCTCAAGCGTGCGCCCGTCGCCTTCATCGCTGCTGCGAAGGCACACGCCACGCAAGCCGATATCGATTCTGTTCACTGTTCGTCTCCAATCTGCTGGGGTTCCGGTGCCGGAACCAACGGGGGATATGATTCACGAGCGCGCACCTCGTTAACGGTTATCCACTTGGAATCAAGGGCGGTCTTGTAGGCGTTGAAACGGTCGCTCATGTCGGCGCGGCGGCTGCTGTCCCAATCGAAGCGGGCTTCGCGGCCACGCGGCAACAGGACGTTGAAAAGCTCCTCGATTTCGCCGGTGTAGGCCGAAAGCGTGTAGTCCGAAAACTCAATCCAGCTTTGCTCGATGTTGCTGTAGGTGAGGTTCGAGCCGTCGACGGCGGCAAGCATGATGCTTGCCGGAATGCCGAGCAAGCGGGCAATCTGCGTGGTGTCGAACTTCTGCGTCTCCAAAAACTGCAAGTCGGCGGGCTTCATGTCCAACGGGACATAGGTGAGATTGTTGCCCAGCACCTTCACGTCGGCGGCGGTGCCCTGTGCCTTCCAATCGTTCTTGGCCTGTTTCGCGTACTCGGGTGTCACCTTCTGCTCGGTCTTCAAGTAGCCCTTCAGGTTCGAGCTGTCCGTGTAGAAGCGTGCCTTGTAGTCGCGGGCCATTTTCGCGCCCTCAACCTCTTCGCGGGCGGCGCTGATTGGGCCAAGGCCACGCAAACGGCCCGGCACGTTCAAAAACTTGCAATGGACGATATCCGTGGGGCCGTAATCCTTGCCCAAGTAGCTGTATCGCAGTTTCGGGGCGGCGGGGTCGCTTCCATCGTCGGAAACGACAACCAGAGACGGCGGCAGCACCTCACACGACACGATTTCACCGCCGAAACGCACCAACCGCACGAAGGCGTTGCCGTCCAACGCCATGCTTGCCACCATGTCCGCCAGAAAGTCACGACGGGAACGGTTCACGTCCGGCTGGGCCACGAGACTGCTGATAGAGTCCAGTTTGAGACCGGCGCGCGTCTCGTAAATCGGCAAGCCGGTTATAGCTGTCTGCAAAACCTGAATGCCGCGAAACACGGTGCTGAGCGCCAACGGGTCATGGGCGGTCGCACGGCTTGGCGGCATGATGCCAGCGGGCACGTCGGCCAACGCCTCGTTGCCGCGCTTCATCACGCCACCGGCCAGCTTCAAACGCTGCCACAAGCTCAAACGTCCATTCATGCCGCCCAGTATGCGAGAGTGGCGCGCCACGGGTCTAGCAGCGTGCCGCCAACTGCCGCCAACTGCCGCCAACTGCCGCCAACTGCCGCCAAGTACCGCCAACAGCAACTAGGTGGTTGTTGTCAGTAGATTTGCAATGGGCCGTCTTCCTCTGGCATGTGCGCGGCTCCCCACGCGGCCAACATGCACGATTCGAGCGGGCTGGTGAGACCGGTCGAGCCGCGTCGGGTCACGCGCCAAGCGTCACCGGCCCATGTGCGCGCGCTGTTGGCCGCGCTTGCGTCCAAGTCCGTGTCGGCGGCGTGAAGCACGGTGCCGTTGCTCAAACCGCTCACATAGGACTGGCCCACCGTGAGATAGTCGGTGGCGGTCAAATCGCAGAATCGCACGGTTTCTTCGTCGCCCATGTGCCTCAACCGGTCGGCAAGGTCGGCGCTGGTGCCGCGTGTGTCAATCACCAACGGCGCGGCGTATGTGTCGCACAACCGTTTGATTTCCGCGGGCGCGTGGCCGGTGCCGTCCATGATTTTGAGCAGTTGCGTGGTCACGCTGCCGTCATCGTTCACGATGCCCGCCGAAATGCTGGTGTGGGTCGCGTCCACGTCCACGGCGACACCGAACACCACCGGTCGCGCGCCCAGTTCGCTCGGGCTGATAGGCGGCGCCGTGGTTGTGGCCCAAAGGTCGGCGTCAATCACCCTGTCGGTCACGCCTTCGTCTCGCTGGTTGCCGAATGCGCGCGCCCAGCCGCTCGGATTGTTCCGCCATTGTTCGCGGAAGTCCGGCAGTTGGTCACGTCGCCAGAGCAGACCGGCGGCGGGGTGGTAGCGCATAATCATGTCAAGGTTCTCGGGGTCAGCGTCGGGCGGCAACCCGAAGTCAAACCAACAGGTACGCCGCGATTGGTCGCCCGCTCGGCATTCGTCAAGTTTCCGGTTGAAAAACGTGCTGTCCGCCGTGCCCTCGGTCGAGGTTATCCACAGCTGTGGCTGCACGCCGGTGGCTTGCAATCGTGTCGCCATGGTCGGCACGAAGCCGTCAAGAATCATGTTGCCGGTTTCCTCGCTTAGGCTAAACGCCTCGTCCAAGGTCACTTTGTCGCCCTGTACGCCGTGGCCTGATACCTTCGTCACCGATTTAGGCATGATGATGGAACCGTTACGGAACGGCTGGGCCTCGCTGCCGCGTCCCATGTACGGCCTACCGGTGATGGGGGCGAGCGGTGAGGCTTGCAAAGTCTTCAGGAATTTCTTGAAGTGGTCGCCAGCGTCCTTGCCGGTCTGGGCGAGATAGTAGACATACCGGTTCGGTCCCCACTGCGTGTTCCGCGTGTCCCAAGCGTCCACCAGCGTTGACTTGCCGCACTGGCGCGGCGTGCTGAGAATCACCGTGTCGTAGAAGTATGTTCCGGTGTCGGGGTCGATTTCGCCGGCCACGTCGGCC